GTGTTCGAGAACAATAAGAAAGGACGCTTTGAAGATGCCCCCGAAAGCCCCCGCCGCAGTTCGACCGGTGGCCGTTGACAATCTCGGCCGTGAGATTGCACCAGGAACGCCGGTCGGGATCACCAGTGCCAGCGACGCCGACCCCGTGACGGGCGTGCAATACGTGACGATCCGCCTTCCGCTCGGTCCGTTGCATGAAGCCCGCAGGCTGACGCCTGGCACCAACTATCAATCGACTATCGGCGGCGAGCAAGTGGACACGCTGCGGCGCATCCTACTGGGTATGAGAATGTCGGCGTCGAGCGATCCGGAAATACAGGGAATGCTCGGCTGGGCCGACGTGATGCGTCGCGTCCTCAACGAAGTTGCCAAGCAGGTCAACGGGCGATGACATGCCAGCGTGCAAGCGATGCGGCCATACCATCCAAGCAAACAACAGCGTCGGTATCTGTCAAACGAATCCGCGCTGCGAGTCGGCGTACGTGGTCGCTCTAACGCGGCTGCGCATGGGCAAGGGTCCGTCCGTTATTGGGCATCGCGCCGACCCTCCGCCGGCCCAGCTCGGCCACGGACGAGTCAAGATCGTGCCGCGCGGCGACGGCGACGAGTACGAACTCGATGTGTATGACGGGATCGACTTTTCGCCCGTCGTGGTGTCACGCGACCTGGGCGTGATCGAAGCTGCCGCGGGCATTCTGCGTGCGGCAATTCGTGACGCCGTGCTGTGTGATCGAAGCTTTTCCACCAAACAACGCCCGTAATGACATTGTCGATATGTCCGCTATGTCCGCTATGTCTATTCCATTCTGACTGAATTCGTGCCAACAATTGGCACTCGTGGCCACGTTCACCGAAATCCAGGTCGCTCTCGATGACAACGCCGACTATGCCGAGGTTGGCAGCGTCGTCAAAGCCAAGGCGTATCAGACTGCACTGAAACGCCTGCTGCACTCGCCGCAGGAAGCGGTCCACGGTGGCCGTGGGCAGGGTGAATCCACGAAATACGACATGGAGCAGATCAAGTCGCTGCTCGATGACGTTGAGCAGTGGATCGGCGGCAACGACACCAGTTCAACGACTGGCGCCCGCGTGAAGTACGCCAGTTTTCGGGAATACCGCACGTGAGAGACCCGCACGGGAAATGGGATCCGCCGTCGATCTCCCAAATTTTGGAGACGATGCGTGATGCGCGTGCGGAGTATTCGGCATCTAAGGAAAGCCGATATCGGCCGCGAATGAAGGGCGTGAACCCGGCCGGGTCCAACGCCGACTACCACTACGCCAACGAGGCCGACTTTTTCCGCATGATCGAGCGGTTCCGCGACTACGCGCGAAACGACGTGATCGTGCGGCAGGGAATCCGCCGCGTTGTGGACAGCGTCCTGAAGGGCGACGGTATCAAGCCTGATCCTGATACCGGCGACAAGGATCTCGACAAGCGCATCGGCGAGGCGTGGCACACGTGGTGCAACACGCCACGGCTGTGTGACGCCGCAGAGGAGTGGACGTTCAAGCGTATCGCGCGGTTCGCGCTCAAGCAGACGATGATCGAGGGCGACTACTTCGGGCTCGGCCTCAAAAGTGGCCAGCTGCAGTCGGTTGAGGCCCATCGCGTCCGTACGCCGAATCGCAGGCTCGCCAAGGGCCAGGCCGACAACATCATCCACGGCGTTCAGCTCAGTGAGGTCCGCAAGCGGGTGACGTATTGGGTTCTCCGAGATGAGATTGATCCCACGAGGCAGCACTACAGCCCGGATATGTTCTCGCAGATTCCGGTCCGTGACGAGGACGGCGGTCGCGTGGCGTTCCAGGTGTACGACCCGGACCGCTACTCGCAGACTAGAGGTGTCAGTGTCATGGCACCGATTTGCGACATGATCGGAATGCATAATGATTTGCAGTTCGCCAAGTTGGTACAGGCCAACATCGTGTCCGCGTTTGCCATTTTCCGGCAGTACGAGGGCACGTTCAGCGGCCAGCAAAGCGACATGCGGACCGGCGAGCGAGAAACCGAGTCGATGACCAGTGGTGGCACCAAGACCATCGAGGGCCTCGGGCCCGGCATGATCATCAAGGGTGACCCCGGCGAGAAGTTGATGGGTTTCTCGCCGAACGTTCCGAACGCCGAGTTTTTCCCGCACGCGATGATCATCCTCACCATCATCGCCATCAACCTCGGGATGCCGGTGGCGGTGCTGCTGCTGGATCCAACGAAGACGAATTTCAGCGGCTGGCGCGGCGCCATCAACGAGGCGCGGTCCGGCTATCGATCCATTCAAGAATGGATGATCGAGCGGCTATTTCAGCCGGTCTACGAGTGGAAGCTGCGGCAGTGGCAGGCAGCCAGTGAAGACGAAGCGCTCGTAAGGCTGCTCAAGGCGGCCGGGCCCAAGGCGTTTTACACCAAGTGGAATTGTCCTGTTTGGGAATATATCCAGCCCGAGGTCGAGGCCGAGGCCGACGCGGTGCGGCTGGACAACATGCTAATCAGCCCGCGGCGGCTGCATGCGGAGCGCGGCCGCGAGTGGGGAGAGGTCGCGGACGAGATCGTTGAGGACCGGGAACGCATCATCACGAAGGCGATCGAAGCGGCGGCGAGACTCAAGGTGAAGGATGAGGACGTGAGCTGGCGAGACTTGGCGCCAGTCGAGGCGAAGGGTCAGACGCAGCCGGAACCGGAGCCGGCGGAGACGGACAATGCTTCCTGACGAACCATTCATTCCCCACATTGAGCAATACACGTCGTCGCCGTGGGCGATCACTGAGCGCGAATTCAACGCGCTGCGGGAGTTCATGACGGGTCGCGACATGCTGGCCCACGTGCGCGAACACCAGGCGAAGGCCAAGACGGTCGAGCCGAGCAACGGCGCCCCGTATGAGCTTGAGGACGGCATCGCGACGGTGGAACTGCGCGGCACCATGACCAAGTACGGTTCGTCGTTCTCTGGCTATCACGGCAGTGTGCGTTTGCGGCGCACCATCCGCCAGCTTGCATCTAATGAAGACGTGTCGGGCATCATGCTGCGCATCGACAGTGGCGGCGGATCGGTCATGGGCACGGGCGATCTTGCGGACGAGGTGTACGAAGCCGCGAAAGCCAAAACTGTCACCGCGTTCATCGAGGACATCGGCGCATCGGCCGCCTACATCGTCGCCTCGCAGGCGACGCGCGTCGTGGCCGGGCCAAACGCAAGCGTTGGCAGCATCGGCGTTTACACCGCTTTGCAGGACTGGTCGGGCCTCTACGCGCGTGAGGGCGTCAAGGTTCACGTAGTGCGTGCGGGGCGTTTCAAGGGCATGGGCACGGCCGGCACCGAGGTCACGGCCGAGCAGCTCACCGAACTCCAGCGCGAGGTTGATGAGATCAACGCTCAGTTCGTCGGCGCGGTCGCGCGAGGCCGGCGCATGACGGATGAGGCGGCGATGGAGCTTGCCGATGGTCGCATTCACCGGGCGAATGCCGCGAAAGAGATGAAGCTCATCGACGCCGTGCAGACGTTCGACGCGGCGATGAGCGAGATGAGGGGGAAGGTTCAAACGAAGACAAAAGCCGGAGCGCGTGCTTCGGCGACTGGTGCCATACAGGAGATAGTCATGGCTGATGAAACCAAGGATGTGAAGCCGGTCGCCGAAGCTCCCAAGGCGGCAACGATCGGCGAGATCAAGGCCGCGATTCCCGACGCAGAGCCGGGCAAGATCATCGGCTGGCTCGAAAAGAGCTTCACGCTCGCGCAGTGCAAGGATGCGCACATGGACCATTTGCGTGTCGAGGTTCTGGCGGCCACTGCGGCCGCACAGAAGGCCGAGTCGGCATTAAAGAAGCCGGGCCTTGATCCGGTGAAAGACGTCGGCGGATCGTCCGCGAGTAGTTCGGGCGGCGATGCCATCAACGAATGGAACGCCGCACTTGATGAAAAGATCAAGGGCGGAATGAGCCGCGAGAAGGCCGCTCGCCAGCTCGCGAAGGAAAAGCCGGAGCTGCGACAAGCGATGATCGTCGCATGGAATGATCCGGCGCGGCTGCGCATGGTCGGCTAGGCAACACACACAGCGTTCGAAAGTCAACTTCTTTCGGTCGAACCCCGCGACGTGAAGGAGTTGACGAATGAGTCAGTTCATTGATGGGAACTATCGAACCTTCGCCGCAGGCGCGGCGATCGAACAGCACGCCTTGGTGAAGCTTTCATCCGGCAAACTCGCCGCAGCGGGTCTCGGCGAAGCATTCATCGGAACACTCGATCAGCAGTCGTTTGCTGACCTCGATGTTGTGCGCGTGCGACTGCGAACCGCCGCAGGCACGCACAAGGTTGTCGCCAGCGGCGCGTTTGCGGCTGGTGCGCTGGTCTACGGGCGCGCGGCCGGTCGTGTGGATGACATTTCCACAACTTCCGCCGTGCTCGTGGGAACTGCACTGGAGGCCGCGACCACGGCCGGTGACATCGTAGAAGTGGTGCCGTCCTTCTAGGCGGCGTTGGTGGTTTTCGGAAACGCATTGCGGTCCGTCCCCCCGACGCAACCTGAAAGGTAAACGGCAATGCCTAATCCGTCACAAGCACTCGCCACCCTGCGGCCCGACCTCGCGTCGAGCTTCATGGAGTGGCAGGAACAGAGCGCCCTACAGGGCTTTCGTGCGGCGCAGATCCTTCCCGTTCTTCCGGTCGCCAAGCCGCAGGGCACGTTCGGCGTGATTCCGGTCGAACAACTGTTGATGAACCGCGACACATTGCGTGCGCCGGGCACGAACTACAGTCGCAGCCAGTTCAAGTTCGAAAAGCAGACGTTCATCTGCGATGAACACGGCGCGGAGGAGATGGTCGACCGCAACTCGGCGGCGATGTACTCGGAGTATTTTGATGCCGAGCAGGTCGCAGCGTTCCGCGCGTATCGGGCCGTGCTTGAAAACTTCGAGAAGCGCGTCGCATCCCTGGTGTTCAACACTACGACCTGGACCGGCGCTTCGCTGTTTACTGACGTTGCGGTGATTTGGGCGACCGCCGCCACTGCCGTTCCGATCACGGACGTTAACGCGGCTAAAAAGAGGGTGTTCGACAACTCGGGTATGTGGCCGAACGCGGTCATTATGAACCGGGCCACCTTCAACAATGCGCGCAACACCGTGAACGTTAAAGACGCGATCGCATCGGCCGGAGCCGGCGACAGCGTCCTTCAGGGCCGCATCACCGAACGGCAGCTTGCGCAGGCGTTCGATGTGGACTTCGTCGTCGTGTGCGGATCACCGAAGAACACCGCGGCTGAAGGCGCGGCGCCGGTTCTGTCGCACATATGGGCTGACGCCAACGTGATGGTCGCCAAGATCGCCAAGGGCAGCGACCCGGCCGAGCCGTGTATCGGGCGCACGTTCCATTGGGGCGAAGACGGTTCGCAGTTCGGAGGCACTACGGAGTCGTACTACGAGGAGCAAACGCGGTCCGACATCATCCGCGTCCGTCATCAGGTGGAAGAAAAGATCATCTATCCGCAGTGCGGCCACCTGCTCGACGTTGTGTAGTTTTCTGTCGCGGGGGCGACCGTTGCTGGGGCTCGGCGAAAGCCGGGCCCTGGCATATACCCCGAGGATTGCATGGACGACAGGCCATCGGTGGGAATTCTGTGTTCGGGTCCGTGTTTTGCTGAGTTTCTGAAGTGGCGACCGTTCCATGACATCTTCATCACCATCAATCGAACGGCAGAAATTTTCGGAGCCCAGTACTGGGTGTGCGGAGACGGCGAGCCGTTTGATTGGATCACGGAGATGGGATCGCCAAGTTGTGTCACG